TTTTTTTAATTGATACACTCATAGTTTTATCCTTAATGTATAGTGGGTTTTAACAGATTTAGCAAGTCTCTTCCGTTGTGGTTCATAATATTTAAGTATTCTTGTTCCGATAAGTTGTTATGGTATAGCATTTTTGCTACAGCCATCATGGCACCTGCTAAAAGGATCTGTTGTTCTTGATTTTCACAAGCTGTATCACCAAATATTACTAATTCGTTAAAATATTCCTGTAATACTTCAGTTGGTGTTAGGTTTTTTATCATTTTGCTTACTCAGATTAACATTTGCACGTAATTGTGCAATATCTTCTTGAGAATCGATGCGATCTTGTGCAATTTTGTCGGTTGCAGCAATTCTTTCGCGTTCTACTTCTAATCTTTTGTCTGTTTCAGCATCTTTTCGTTGCATTTCCATCGCTCTAAGTTGCAATTCCTGCTCTTTTAGCTTGACCAACGGATCATCTTGCTGATTATCCATTGATTCTTGCTCTTCAGTGATCATTTGCGTTGTCATTTCGTTAATTAACTGTGCAATTTCACCTTCCATTTGTATTTGCATTGCTTGTAATTGCATTTGTAGCTCTTGTTGTTGCTCTGGAGAAGGTGTTTGTTGTATTGTTTGCTGCATTTGCTGCATTTGTTCCATGTATTTCTGTTGAACAAGCTCTCTTGCTTGTAATGAAACGTGTTCAGAAATATGTGATTGCAATATTCCCATCACTACAGGATTGTTTTTAACTAAAATAGACGACATAAACCCTCTATGAGCGTTTATATGTGCATCATGATTTTGTTGTGGAAATGCTTGTAAGTTCATTGCCTTTAATGACATCGCATTTTCCATACCTGGATCAACAGGAGATGGTTGCGGTGGTGGAGGCAATATAGAAGCAATGTCTGTCACCCCAAGTGCTGTATACATTCGTCGATATGCTTCGTATACATTATGACCTTTTGGATTGCTTTGTGCTAATTGTAGTTGTGTTTGTGCTAATACAACACGTTGTGATACCGAGAAAATATTAGGATCACTCACAGGTAAAATATCTACCCTTCCATCAAAGTCTTGTTGTTTAATTTGTGGTGGTGCTCCCTCTACTTCATACGGATACATTGTTGGTAAGTACTCAGCAAATATTCTTGCAAGTAAATTAAATTCTATTTTTTGTCCGTAGTGTAATCTTTTGTGAATAGCAGACATGACTTTAGTGCCACGCTCCATCATTGCCATTGTTGTTCCAACAGGGGCGTTTGCTCCTAAGTTCTCTCCTGTCTTTTGATCAGCTACCGTTGCAAATCGTGTTCCTGTTTGTACAACAAAACCAAGAAGAGCATATAATGTTTGACTTGGTTCTTTATAAGGCAGTGGTAAAAGTCCTGCACGTAGATCACCTGACGGTGCATCCACGTCTCTAAACTCACCTGGTTGTAACGGCGAATCATCATCTTTGATCCGTAGGCCGCGGGCCTTGAACCCTGCAGGTAGGTTGGATAACGTTCCTGCATCAATCAATTGACGTAGTGCAGCAGTCGCGGTTCGCGACAAACCGCCCAGCATATGAATTAATCCAAATCCATAAAAGCCTAGTCCTGGTAAAAATTTAAAGTGTACAAAGTATTGATCTTTTTTAAATAGAGGATCCATCTCTCTATAGTTTCTGTAAATAGATAAAATTCTACCTGATCCTTCGTCCATCGTTACAATGTATGGTAATTTTACACCACTTTCTGTTTCAAAACCTGGCACATCCAAATCGCAATGTACTTCTAGTAATGTGTAGTTATCGTCTTCGTAGTTTGTTTTTTCGATGCCAGATATTTCACGTTCTTTCTCTAAGATACGATCTTGTTCGGTTGATACTTCTAGAGATACATCACGGTAAAAACCAGACACTACTAATTTTTTAATATCGTTTTGAGAACGTCTCAAGATGTGTGTTACGCGTTCTGCGGACTGTAAATCAGTTGCCGTATAAGGCACTACAATATCATCAGCAGGAACAAATTTAGAAACAGCTCTGCCTAGTGTGCCATCAAAATATACTTTTTTGAATGCAGACCCTGCTAGAGGTAAATGAAATAACATCTGATCTAACTCTGGATCATACTCTTCCATCTCATGCATAATTTGATAGTTCATAAACTCTGATACACGCTCTGCTTGTTGTTGTTTTAGTGTATCTTCTTTTCCAATAATTTGTGTTCGAACAGGTCCTCCTGCAGGTAACAGTTCTCTATATGCTTGTGCTTGAAACTGTGTAACACTCTCGGCTAAAAGTGGATGTGTCACGCCACTTGCTCCTTGAAATGGTTGAGAGCGTTCTTCGTATTTAAAACCCATTAAGTCTAAACCTTTGGTGTATGTTTCTTCCCAATCTTTTCTAGATATTTTGTCGTCTTCTACTTTACTAAGAAGTTCGTTTGAAATAAAAATTAAATCATTCTCTTCCATGTACTCCGCTAAGTTGGAGCCAAATTGAATATCAGGTTGTTCTGGTACGTTACCAACGATCGCCGACCCGTCTTCCATTATTTCAATGTTTGCATCACCTGTGTCTTGAATTTCTATATCAACAGGAACAGATTGTTGTGGCTCTGTTCCATTGTAATTAATTGGTCTGTCTACTGCCATGTTTTTCCTTATTTATATATCTTAAACAGTTGCCCCATTTCTGGTGTTAGTTCTATACCAAAGATAGGTTCTGTATCATATACCTTTTCTGTTGTACGTTCAATCTTATATCTTCCTCCCTCTTTATCTACAAGGTCATTTGCAATGTTTTCTGCTTGTCGGTAGGTATCACCGATGCCCACATCAGCTCCTGTATCTTGATTAATAATTTTAAAATAATTTGTTGAGGTCGGATTACTTGTTGCAGAGTTCAAAATAACGACTCTTGAGTTGTAGTCATTTGCTAGTTTTTTCATAATAGACTCACCCACGCCTGTATAGTGTGTGCCTTCAGGAGTCACGGTCAACGGTCCGCCGTAGAACTCGTCTGTGCCTACGCCAGGGTATTGAGTTCTATCTAACGACGCATCACGGCCACTCGCTACAGCGTTCGTGAAACTCTCAATTCGTGACGCTTTATCTTTTGCTCTATCTTCAATAGAAGTGGCTGTGCTTCCATCTTGTCTCCACATACCGCGTCTATTAACTCCACTTTGAATACCAATAAAACTCGGTGCGTTTGGATCTTTTTCTACAAACTTACGATGCCATGCTTCTGCCACCGCTTGTTTAAAGACAGCATCGGCCCACTGTAATCTATTTTTAAGCGGTACATCCGCATATAACTGGCTCATTAAATCTTTTGAAATAGCTTCTACCATTGTGTCAATTATCGCTGTTTGTTGTCCTTTTACTTTATCTCTATAAAAATTAATTTGCTCTGCATTCATTTGATATGGTCGTTGACGCGCTAAAGCTGTTAGCTCTCGTTGGAGATCCATCAACTGATCGTATTGACTTTGCAACTCTAATCGACTTGCTCCAACAGGTCTTGATACACCATATCCTCCTGTATCTTTTGTTTGTTGAAAATATGTTAACAGTTCATTATCTTTCATACTTTCTAACGGAATATTTTGATCCGCCATTACTTTTAATTTTAAAGCGAGGTCTCTTGCTTTTTTTGTTGCGGCTTGTGATAAATCAGATTGTAATTCTTCTACAACTGTTGCTGTTACTTCTTGTTTTTTTGCTGGTTTAAAATCATCTATTCGTTGAGCTTCTTCGTTGTATTGTGTTTGTAGTTTTTTTATTTGTTTCTTTTTTTCTTTTGCTTGACCTAAAATAATTTGCATCGCTCTGTTATTATTAATTCTGCCATTTGATTTTTCTACTAAGTCCTTTACGGCTGTCATCACGGCTTGTGTGTCACGAGCATCGAAAACATCATCAACGATATTTAAAGTAGCGATAGGATCTTGACCTAATTTTTGAATTTTGTTTTCTATATTCTGTAGTTTTGTTTTATCAGCAACACCCTTTGGTGAAACAATTTTACCTGATTGCGCGTCTACTGTTTCACCTGGTAAGATAAAAGCAGGTCGGTCCGTTTGCCGCGACCAAGCAATCATGTAGTTATCTCGTTGATCGCCGTATTGTCCACCAAACACATGAGATCCTCCGTTTGCCGCGACCAAGCAATCATGTAGTTATCTCGTTGATCGCCGTATTGTCCACCAAACACATGAGATCCTACACCAGGAGACTTTCCTGGATCACCACGAAGAGCGGTGAAAGGAATACGTAAAACTCTTTCTCTATATGTATTCGGTACAAAGCCAGAGTTTAAACCTTGATCATAGTTTGAGTTTTTGAAAGTATTGCTTTTATTATACTTGTCTGATCTAAAACCATATGCATCAAAGTATACTTCACGCAGTGGTGACTCGTTTGATATTTGCAACATCTCATTTGATAGAAGTGGCAACCCTCGATCTGTTTTTGCTTTGATGTATGAATCTAGTTTTGCATCATATACTTCATCAACACCTACCCCACTTGCGTTAAAATAATCTGTTAATTCTTTTTGCGTATTAAAAACTTGTGGTGCGTTTTGTTTTCGAAGTGCTGTATCTAAATTAGAATAATAAACTTGACCGTCTATCTTTTCAGGAAAAGCCATACCAGGATAAAGCTCCTCGAGCTTTGTTCGTTGGGCCGCGGTTGGATTGTATATATCAGGAACATCCATTCCTTCTTCTCTAAACTTTGCTTTACCAAACAATTTAGAAAAGAAACCGCCCGTACTCGCTTTAACTGGTTCCACTAAGCCTCCTTGTGCTTTTTCTATTATATCAGATCCTTCAAATAATTTAGCATTTTGTTTTTTTGTTTTAGCAATTTTATTTACTGCTGTTATTGCTTTATTAACATCTGTTTGGGTTACATAGTTTTTGTTCATCGCTTCAATCATTATCTCAGAAATTTTTTGATCTATGGGCATAGCTTGACCAATTTTTTGTCCAGGTGCTATTTCACCTTCAATTCCTAGTATTTTCATTTCTTTGTCTATTTCTTGAAGTTTTTGAAAATCTATCTCATCTCCTTTATCCGCATATCTTGCATAAAGTTTTCTTGCTTCTTCTTCGTAACCTCTTTGGATAAATGAGTTGTATTCTGAAATATCAATATATAACTCAGCAGGATCAGCACCTTTTCCGTACTTATCAGGGGATACATATTTATTGGCAATACCTTGAGTTTCAAATTTATGAGCAAGATTTAAACTTGTTCTTATATCCATATCTCTTTTAACAGGAAAATCTTTGAGAGAGTCTTCCCTCACCTGTTTAAATATTTTTTGTAAAATAGGTTTTAAATCTTTTGCTGCGTCTAATCTTATTTTATCAATAGCTTCAAATTGTAAAAATTTATCATGAAGTTTACCTCCTGGTCTTATATCCTCTAACTTATAACTACCAAAAAACTCTTGAGGTGTTTTAAGATCAGGTGTTGTTCTTTTTACATTAGAAAAAAACCTATACTCTGGGTCCTCATTTCTAAGAGCAACCTTACCTTGTTTTTTATCTGTTATATTCTGCTCATAGTAGTCTGCTAATTCTACATCTGAACCTACTCTTTTTGAAGCTCTATACATCTTAGCATCTTGTGCCAAAGGAATTTGAACTTCAGGATTTGTAGCATTATATTTTTTTATTGTACTTAACAAATGAGTTCCTGTAGATTTTCCACCAGGAGTGTTATCTATCGTTCTGCCTGTTGTATTTAAATAAGTTTCTCTAAAAATATTATGAATAGCATTTAAATCCTTTGGATCTACGCCCTCTAATTTTTTGTTCATCTGTGATTTTAAATTTTTTAAAAGAGGGGGTCCTTCTGTTGCTCTATTAAATCTTATAATCCCTTTGTTACCTTCTGACTCTAATATATTTATATAAATTTGATCCTCAGGTAAAAAAGTTTGATTACCTTTAGCACCATCATTTCTAAAATATTTTATTCCATTTTCAATTTTAACTCTTCCAGGAAACATTTCAGGTGTAGCTTTTTCTTTTAAAAATCCAGCAAACTTTTCCTTCTCCATTTCATCCAATAAGCCGTGAACCATGTTTCGTTGTTTTGCGGGAAAATTAAAAAAAGCTGTCGATAAGTACTGCAGTTCTTCGTCAGAAATAGGTCCTACAGTATTTCTAATTTGTTCCGTCATCAGCTCTGATGGTGCCGCAGCGCCGACACTTCCATCACTTGTTACCATTCGAGATTTTAATGCTTGTAAGTTTTCTAGTTCTCTTGTTGCTTTAGCTCCTGCTTTAGTAGCTGGCCCAACTCCAGGTATGGGTAAAATATCTAATAAGAAAAATCTGGATGCCATTTTTTGTTCAGGTGGTAGATCTGCAAACTTTACTCCTTGATTTAAGCTTTCCCCTGCTTTTCGTACATCTCCAAAAATAAATTCACCAAAAGCACCAATATCTGCTCGAGTTCTATCCATACGTTTTTCAAGTCTTTCACCCATTGTGGGGTATTGAGTAATGTTTTCATCTATACTCTCTCTTGTCTGTCTGTCCATGGTAACTTCAGGTGTAAGTAAACTTAACAAGCTTGACTCAGGTAAAAAAGGAAGAATACCTTTTGCAGAAGCGGCACGTGTTCCAAGTTCTGCTACAGGATCGACGACATACTGCATAATCCCTTTACTCAAAGGATTATTTATAAGCCCTCTTCCAAAAGCTTGTGCGCTTTCATTTTCATAAATATTACGAATACCACCTTTAATAGCGTCATCAATAGACTGTCCAAAAGGTTTTTTCTCTGCCATTAGTAATATCTCCTTGGTTCTATGTACATGGGTTCATCAACGTAGTCTGACTCCAGTTGAATAAAATTACCCTGCCTGAATCGCAACAAAGCTTGTGTTGTTGAATCGACTAAATCGTCATGATCACCATAAGGGAAAGCGGCACATTCTTCAATAACTTCTTCTGCCCAACGATCATCGGTTGCCCATACTTGGCCCGCTTCAAAAAGTGGAGCTACGGAGTTTACACGTACATGCTTATCATTGCCCTTACTAGGCGTATAAGTTACTACAGGAATTCCTACTTGACGTAGCTCCTGTGTTAAGGGCATACCAGAAGCTTTCGCTTCGATCAAGATTGTTTCAGGTTCCCAATATTTATATTCATCTAACGCAATTTCTTTTAACTCGGGAAAGTCCCATCTACCTTTACGCATCGCTAAGAGGATGATGTGCGGTGGGCCGTGTTCCACGGGTTTAAATACACCCCATGTAGTTATCGCACTAAAGTCAGCGGTTTCCTTTTTACTGAAGGCGGTGTCATAACTTTGTATCACGTGCATCAAACTAGGGATGTCATCTTTTGGCCATATTTTCCACCACTCACGTTTAATAATACTACCTTCTTCTGAGGTCGGTGCTTGTTGCCTTTGGCCATATTTTCCACCAGTCACGTTTAATAATACTACCTTCTTCTGAGGTTGGTGCTTGTTGCCACTGCGCTTGCCACTTCTGTTCAGACAAAGATGCTTTGACTCCTTGTAGTTCTTCGATTTTCCAAAACTCTGGCCATAACGGTTTGTCGTTCAAGACGGCTGGAAACTCTACAACTTCCCATTGATCAGAGTGTTCGTTTGACTGTTGTGCTAATAATTTTCCTGTAAGATCCTTTGTGGACCAACGAGTCATTACAATAACGATAGATCCACCAGGCTGGAGACGCTGTCTAGGACCAGAAGTATACCACTCATACGCATTGTCCATTGCGGTTTGAGAGAGGGCATCTTGCTCTGAATGAGGATCATCAATAATAAGAAGATCGGCACCTCGACCAGTAATAGCGCCACCCACTCCAGCAGCAAAATACTCACCACCAGAATTGGTAGTAAAACGTCCTGCCGCTTTTGAATCTTGGGATAGACTAACCTCAGGAAATACATCTTTGAAATCTTGTTGATCAAAAAGGTTCCTCACTTTTCTACCGAAGTTATATGATAACTCTGCGGTGTGTGTTGTCTGAATTATTTTTAGCTTTGGCTTTTGTCCTAACATCCACGCAGGAAACAAATTAGAAGCAAACTCAGACTTTGTATGTCTTGGCGGCATATTTACAATAAGTCGCTTAATCTTTCCACGTGAAATGTCTTCAAATTTTTGTGCAATAATTTTGTGATGTTCTCCTGCAACAAAGTCAGGCCAAACTTTTTTTACAAAAGTTAGGAAGGAGGAACGGGACTCCTCAGACACTTTCAGTTGCATTTTCCTTAATTCGTATTTTAATAATTCCGTTGGAATTTTTTCAGAATGCATAAAAAAGTTATATCATACTTTGTGTTTGTGTAAAACTTCGACTTTAGACCGCCGACCGACGCAAGCGACTTTAGACCGCCGACCGACGCAAGCGGTGGGTCTGGCTTGGGTGGGGGTCTGCGAACACAAGATGTTGTATAAAGTAATTTTGTAAGTACCTAGATGTTGTTTTGATGGTACTGGTGATGGTTAACCAGGATGCTGGTGCTACCTGGAAGCTGCTGCTAGGAACTCCTGGCTGCAGGTGATAGCAGCACATAAAAAAAGGCAGGGAATACCCTGCCTTTTTGCCTGTCCTCGAGGAATTCTACTAGAGTAAATCTCTAGGAGAAACTCTTGTTCTAAGTTTAGCTATTAATCTAGTAGCCCAATCCTTTACGAATTGAGGTGCATTAGGATCGAAGGCCAACTCCTCAACCTCACTCTCTAATAGTTTATAAAGAGCTTTCCAATTAATACTGCTAGAAGAATCAAACAAATCACTTTGAATGTTAGTATTATTCCTAGTGTTAACATCAGTATTACCTCTTAATCCTAGTTGTTGTTCTAAAACAGCTAATCTGTTTCTAAGGTCGTCGTTATTATCAGGCATTTATAACTCCTCTGTTTTATTGTTTAAGAATTAGTACTCCCATTTTATCTTATACTCAAGAAAATAAAATCTTTTTTGTGGATAACTTTTTTACTTGACAACTGCTCGCCAGAGGTGTGTGCCGTGCAACGCTAATACTAATAAGGCGACCGACCGACTGCGTAAAGAACAATGGAATGGAACTTCAGCGAAGTGGTGCGGGGGGACAGTAATACTAATAAAGGCTAACCGCACCGCTCGTTAGAGCGATGCGATGTATTGTCGACTGAACTAAAGTTGACAATTAGTTTTCCGCGTAGGCATAATTGGAACTAAGCGGAAATTCTGAAGTCTGCTACTTCATCTATCGTAGCTTTTTTGTTTCTTGAAACTGTTGTTTCCGATAAAGGCATAGCCTGTATCTGTTTATACTGCGTTGGTACTTTGCATTGATGATACGCAATCTCGCCAAGTTTCTCCTTGACAAGTTGGTTGTCAATCTTAGCACCCAATTTTTGTGAGACATGAAGTGAGTAATCCCTTCCATGCAATAGGTTTGCATTTTCACTCATAGACAAGTCTATCATCAGTTGTCTGTTGACTTTAATAAAGTCTGCCAGAACTTTCTGCATTGTCAACGCTCGACCATAAGCGTCAACGATAGCTTGTTTATTTCTTTTACTTACACTAGCGGGGCTTTGTTGAGCCTTCTCTAGTACTTCTAATATATTAACAGCTTTTGACATTTTATTTTCCTTTCGTCTTTCTAGTTAATAAGTCTTATATAATCCCATTTCATTAGAAGTCAATAGTCTTTTTTATTTTTTTTTTTCGCACGAACTTCCACAGCGTCCTGAGCTCCTGAGCTCCTGAACT